CTGTCAAAAAAGGAACCATGATCCTTAACGCAGGTATTGAAGTTGATACAGCTTCCGATGGTTCTACATTTACTGTAGATCTAGGAACAGGTGTAGATGCTGATGTATTTGTTGATGGATTCGATGCTACCTCTGCAGCAGCAGTTGTTGCTCAGAACCCTGCAGCTTATCAGCCAGTTATGGCTGTTGCAGATGACAACATTGACTTGACAATTGCTTCACTATCTGGTGGTGCAGTTTCTTCAGGTAAGTTGCGCATCTGGGCAGTTATGATGGACTGTACAGATCAGGGCAATGATGGCACTGCTCAAGAAGTAGCACGTGACAATGCATAACTAACTTAGGGGGCAGGGCAACTTGCCCCTTTAACCTTATCTAAGGGATTTTTTAATGGCAACTTATATATCATTGGTTAATCAACTTTTAGTAAGACTAAATGAAGTCACTCTGGATACTGCAGGTGATGGTTTTTTAACTGTAAGAAATGTTCAAGCACTTGCTAAAGATGCTATTAATAACTCCATTAGAAATATAATACAAACAGGTCAAGAGTGGTCTTTTCTTAAAACTACTTACACTGAAACATTAGCAGCAGGAACAAGGTTATACTCTTTTCCTGCTGATTTTGCAACTGTAGACTGGGATACTTTTTATTTAAAAAAGTTAGACTCTGCAAATAATACACCTAGTTTTCTCCCTACAATATCTTTTGAAGAGTATACACAAAGATTTCGTGGACTAGATGACGAAGGAGACTCTGGTTCTGGTATATCAGCACCACAACGAGTATACCAAACACTAGAAGCAAAGTTTGGTGTAACTCCTGTACCAAATAATAGCTATCAAATAGAATATGTTTATTGGTCATTTCCCAGTGACTTAACAGCTTTTAATGATACATCTGTTATTCCAGATAGATTTAATCATGTAGTAATTGATGGTGCTATGATGTACATGATGAGATTTAGATCTAATGATCAAAGTGCTGCAATACATCAACAAAATTTTGAAGATGGTATAAAGTCTATGAGACGTATACTTATGGATGATCCACTTGATATTAGATCTACAGTAATACAAAGAAACAAATCGTTTAGTAACACTATTAGTAGTATTGTGTAATGCCAGATAATTTAGCCTCTTTTAAAGTCTACTGTGAGGGTGGACTAAATACAAACAGGGATGTGTTGTCGCAAGGTGAAAGACAACCTGGTTCTGCAATTAAACTTACTAACTACGAACCTGCTGTTACTGGTGGCTATCGAAAAATAAATGGGTTTAGCCATGATTATGGTACAGTTACAGGGACAGGAAATGTACTTGGTGTTTGTGTAGCTAACGGTATTAATAACGGTATATTAGCTTGTCGTACTCCTTCTAGTGGTAATAATTACTTACATAAATGGAATACTAGTACAAGTGCTTGGGATGCCGTAACTACCTCTGGTTCACCTACAATGTCAGGTGTAACTAAAGTTAGATTTACAAAGTATAATTTTGGTAGCCCAAAGGTAATACTTACAGATGGTATAAATCCTGCAGCTACTTACGATGGTACAACATACACTCAGATTACTCATGCTAGTGCACCAACAGATCCTAAATATTCTGCTGTGTTTCAAAACCATATGTTTTTAGCAGGTGATCCTGCAGAAGATACAAACTTATATTTTAGTGCTCCCTACGCAGAAACAGATTTTAGTGCAGCAAACGGATCTGGGGTAATAAATGTAGGTTTTCCTATAGTAGCTATAAAGACTTTTAGAGATGCTCTGTATATTTTTGGCACTAATAACATTCGTAAGCTTGTTGGTAATAATATTTCTAATTTCATATTAGAGACTATTACAGATGACTTAGGATGTTTAGCTTCAGACAGTGTTTTAGAAATAGGTGGTGATCTACTTTTCTTATCTCAGGATGGCATCAGACCTGTTTCAGGTACAGATAAAATTGGAGATGTTAATTTAGAAACAGTGTCAAAAAACATTCAGTCTATATTTGCTGATGTTATTTTTGATATTGACCTTGAGGGTTTAAATGCTGTAATAATTAGAAAGAAAACACAGTTTAGGTACTTTTTTGCAGCAGCAGATACTCAAGGAATTATAGGGGGTTTTAGACAAACTCCTAATGGTATAAATTTAGAATTTGGACAACTACTTGGAATACAGGCTACTTGTGCTGACAGTGGTTATATAGGTCAAGACGAGTTTGTTCTTCATGGAGATACTACAGGTAAAGTATATAGACAAGAAAAAGGTAATAGCTTTGGTGGAGATGAAATATTTAGTTCTTATCAAACACCTTATTACTATATGCAAGATCCTGAACAAAGAAAAATATTTTACAACGTAGCAACATATATGCGTTCTGAGGGTGATAATGAATTATTTATGTCTGCTGTTTACGATTACGAAGATTCAAACATTTTAAGTCCTACGGATTTTACATTAACCAATGATAATGCAGCAGCATACTATAACGAAGCAGCTTATGCAGCAGATGCAGCAACGAGTGGGGCTGTTTTTGATGGTGATCCATCACCAGTACGTAGGACAAATATTTCAGGTTCAGGAAAATCAGTATCTTTTAGATATGTAACTAATGATACAAAAGCATCACACAGTATCCAAGGTTTAGTGATTACTTTTGGGGTAGGAGATAGGTTATAAAATGGCAGGTTATACAAGACAATCAAGCAGTAACATACAACCAGGTGAGATTGTAAAATCTGGTCCAGTAAACAATGAATTTAATGCAATACGAGATGCTTTTAATAAAACATCTGGTCATAAACATGATGGTACAACTGCAGAAGGTGCATATATACCAGAAATTTCTGATACAGATAATTATAATAAAGTTGTTATAGACACGACAAATAACCGTATTGGATTTTTTAGTGAGGTATCTTCTGCTGCTGTAGAGCAAGTAAGAATACAAGATGGTGCTATTGTTCCTGTAACCGACAATGACATTGACCTTGGTACATCTAGTTTAGAATTTAAAGATTTATTTATTGATGGTACAGCTACAATAGACACTCTTACTGTAGATGAAAGTGCTACTATTACTGCAAACTTAACAGTAAACGGAAACACTACTCTTGGTAATGCAGCTACAGATACAGTAACTATTACTGCTGATGTTGCATCTGCTATCACTCCTTCTGCTGATGACACACATGACCTTGGTGCTGTAGGTGCTGAGTGGCGTAATCTGTATGTTGATGGACAAGCACTAATAGATGATCTTGTAGCTGATACCGCTGATATTAATGGTGGTACAATTGATGGTGCAGTTATTGGTGGTAACAGTGCTGCAGCTATTACAGGTACAACAATCACAGGTACTTCACTTGTAGGTCCAGTTACAGGTAACGTTACAGGAAACTTGACAGGTGATGTTACAGGCGATGTTACAGGTGACGTAACAGGAAATGTTACAGGAAACGTGACAGGTAACTTAACAGGGAATGTTACAGGTAATGTTACTGGAAATGTCACTGGTAATGTAACAGGAGATGTGACAGGTGATCTTACTGGAGATGTTACAGGAAATTTAGTAGCTACAACTTCTACAGCTAAAAATCTAAACCCTGCTGCAGATAGTACACATGACTTAGGTACTACCTCTGTTCGTTGGGCTAACATATACGGTGATGCAGCTAATATTACTGCAGTGACAGGAGCTTTAACTGGTAACGTAACTGGGAATGTAACAGGAAATGTTACTGGCAACGTTACTGGTAATGTCACTGGAGACGTTACAGGTGATGTTACTGGTGATTTAACAGGTAACGTAACTTCATCTGGTACATCTAGTTTTGCTACAGTTACAACTTCAGGTAACGTCACAGTAGGTGGTGATCTTACGGTCAACGGTACAACTACAACTGTATCAACAACAAACACAGTTGTGTCAGATGGACTTATTGAATTAGGTAACGGTACTACAGGCACACCTTCAAACGATGCAGGTATTGTTATTGAACGTGGTGACAGTGCTAATGCATTTATTGGCTTTGATGAATCAGCAGATAAATTTACTGTAGGTACTGGTACATTTACTGGTGCATCTACTGGCGATCTTACAATTACTACAGGTACTATGGTTGCTAATGTTGAAGGTAACGTTACAGGCAACCTTACAGGAAATGTAACTGGAGATGTCACTGGAGACGTTACAGGTGATGTAACTGGAAACTTAACTGGAAACGTAACAGGTAATGTTACTGGTAATTTAACTGGTGACGTAACAGGTGGAGTAACAGGTAACGTTACTGGTAATGTGACAGGAAATGTAACTGGTAATTTAACTGGTGATGTTACTGGTAATGTTAGTGGTACTACAGTAACAGCAAGTGGTACTGTAACATACGGTAGCCTATCTGACGGTACAATTACTGTAACTGCCTTTGTAGATGAAGATGATATGACATCTAACAGTGCTACACTTATTCCTACACAACAATCTGTAAAAGCTTATGTAGACACTACAGCAGGTCAAGCTAACAACGTTACAGGACTTACAGCTACAGGTGCAGAACTTAACGCTGTTGCAGATGTATCAGCAATTACGATTGATACAAGCACAGCTATTGCAGCAGATGATGGTATTGCAGTATTTGACACATCTGGCTCTTCTATAGGTTACTTTGATGTAGATTTACTTGACACATATTTTTCAGCTACAACAAAAACACTAACAAATAAAACTCTTACATCTCCTACAGTTAGTGGTTTGTACCTAAGTGATGCAGGTCTTACCATAGAAGGTTCTACTGCTAACGATTTCGAAACTGTTTTAAATGTTACAGACCCCACTGCAGATAGGACAATTACTTTACCTGATGCTACAGGTACTGTGCTTCTTAATATTGTTGAAGATACGTCCCCACAGCTTGGCGGTAATTTAGATACTAACGGAAATGAAATAGCTTTTGATGATGGCTCATCTACAACAAACCGTTTAAAGTTTGGCGCTGATGATGATCTGCAAATATATCACGACAACACTGCAAACGCAAATATCATTGCTGGAAATGGTTCTAATACTACAGTAGACACATATATTTATACCAATGATAATTTTGCTATTCGTAAGGGAACATCTTCATCATCGGAAAATATGATTTTTTGCTCAGGGGATAGTGCTGTATATCTTTATCATAATAACTCAATAAAACTTCAAACTTCTACTACTGGTGTAAGCGTTACTGGTGATGTAACAACGACTGACGATTTATTTGTTAATGGTGGATTTGCTCGTGTGCAATCATCAAGCACTGCAACCCTTGAATTAAGAAATACCGATACGTCAGCAACAAGTGGTCAAGAACTTGGTGTTATAGATTTTTATGGCTCAGATACTTCAACTCCAGGGGCAGGTGTCAAAGCTTCTATTAAAGCTATAGCTCAAAACTCTGCAGCTGATGGCTCAAGCATGGCTTTTTATACATCTAGCGGTTCAACTAATGAAATTCTTGCCTTAAATATTAGTCAAGGTCAAGATACGACTATATACGGTAATCTTACTGTAAACGAATATATAAATGTAGCTGATGGTATTAGACATAGTGGCGATACCAATACATCAATTGACTTTGGTACAGATACAATAACATTTGACACAGGTGGTACTGAAAGACTTCGAATAAATTCTGCAGGAACTACTGATGTAAGTGGTGAGTTAATAGCAGATAGTTATAACGAAGTATATAACACAATTACTTCTTCTTCTAACGCTATTACAGTAGACTGCCACACAGGTAACGCATTTGCACATACACTAACAGAAAACACTACGTTTACTTTTAGTAACCCACCTGCATCTGGCACAGCATTTAGTTTTAGTTTAGAGATTATACAGGACTCTTCAGCATCAGGTTATACAGTTACTTGGCCTACATCTGTAGATTGGCCTTCAGCTACAGCCCCAACTCTTACAGCAACAGCATCAGCTAAAGATGTCTTTGTGTTTTATACAAGAGATGGTGGCACAAACTGGTACGGATTTACAGCAGGTCAGGCACTAGGATAAATTAATGAGTACTAAAAAGAAATTATTTTTATCAGCAGCAGGTGCAGCAGCAGGTGGTGGAGCTACTGATGTAGATGATGTGTTCAACACGTTTGTAGATATAGAATCTGGTACTGGTGTTTTTACAGTAAATAACGGTATTAATTTATCTGGTGAAGGTGGAATAGTTTGGGCTAAAAGCAGAAATGGTGCTTCCAACCACTATATATTTGATCCAAATGTAGGCAGTGGCGGTTATCTTATACCAAATTCTAACACTGTTGGCCTTACAGGGGCCAACTATAGTTTCACGTCAACTGGCTTTACTGACACTTTTAACAACTATTCTGGTAATGAAGCGGTATGGTGGACATTTAGGAAAGCCCCAAAGTTTTTTGATAAGGTAACATATACTGGAAATGGAACAGCAGGTAGAACTGTTGCTCATAATCTTGAATCAGTTCCAGGTATGATTATAGTTAAATGCACAAGTCATGCTTCAACATTGTGGGCTGTTTATCACAGAGGGATGGACCCTTTAGCACCAGAAGATTATTTTTTAAGGCTTAATGATAATGGCTCAAGAGGTGACTATACGTACTGGAACGATACAGCACCAACGTCAACGGAGTTTACGTTAAACGGTCACGATGATGTTAATCAATCAAGTAGAACCTACGTTGCCTACTTATTTGCACACAATAACAATGATGGTGAGTTTGGCCCTAATAGTGATCAAGACATTATTAAGTGTGGAACTTATACTGCTGACAACTCTGCAACAGCCAGTATTAATTTAGGGTTTGAACCTCAATGGATTATTTATAGACCTTACGATGATACAACCGATTTTAAAATTATTGATAATATACGTGGTTTTATGGGGGATCAACCTTCGTCTGGGTTTTATAATAAAGCAGTTTCTTCTAATCAAAACTTTGCCGAATATGACGAGGATGGAATACATATAACCCCAACTGGGTTTGAGCATGTAAGTGGTTTTAATAATAAAAACTTTGTTTATACGGCAATACGCAGAGGCCCACTCGCAACGCCTACAAGTGCAACTGATGTGTTTGCTATAGATGATCGTAGTGGTGGCCCTCCTAATGCAGTCTCTGGCTTTCCTGTTGACATGGGGTTGCATACTAATAAAGCATCAAGTGATAACAAATATGTTAATGCAAGATTAATTCAAGGTAAACGTTTGTTTGCTAACTTAACTAGCGCAGAAGGAAGTTCTAGTGAGGCCGCTTTTGACTACATGACAGGTTTTATTGATAGATCAGACACTTCAACTGATAATATACATTATATGTGGAAACGTGCACCTAGCTATTTTGATGTAGTTACTTATGGCGGAAATAGTACTGCAGGTAGAACCATAAATCATAACCTTGGTGTAGTACCAGAAATGATTTGGGTGAAGAACAGGACAGGTACAGGTGAGTTTGCAGTTTATCATTCTGGACTAAATGGAGGAGTAAACCCTGAACAATATGGCCTTTACTTCACGAATGCCGCAGAGTTTGCTGCTGATTTTTTATGGGATGATACTGCTCCAACCAATACTCAATTTTCTGTGGGAAATAGTTCTAGAGTAAATTCATCTGCTAGCAGCTACATAGCCTTCCTTTTCGCTACCGTAGCAGGTATATCCAAGGTGGGAAGCTATACTGGGAATGGCTCCGCTGATCACCAAATTGATTGTGGATTTAGCAGTGGCGCTAGGTTTGTTCTAATTAAAAAAAGAAGCGCAGTAGGAAATTGGGTTGTAATGGACAGTGAAAGAGGGATTGTTGCAGGTAATGACCCTTACTTTTCATTAAATACAAATGATGCTGAAACAACAGATGATGACATAATTGAACCGTATTCAGGAGGATTTGCATTGTCCAGTAATAACTTTTTAAATGCTAGCGGCAATATATACATCTTCTACGCAATCGCATAATCAAACTCATATGAAAGGATCAATCAATGGGTGAATATAGAAACAGAACAACAGGCGAAGTTAAAACGCAAGGACAATGGAGAGCAGACTTTCCTAATATGTCATTGCCTCGTGTCTGGAAAGCAGCAACGCTAGACGCAATGAACCTAGACCCAGTATTGCCAAGCCCTGCGGCTACAACAACAGCATATCAAGTAAGTGTACGTGATGGTGTTGAGCAAGATAGTAACGGCAACTGGGTCGAGAAGTATGTAGCTAGAGACATGTTTGCCGATACGACTGAAGATGGTGTAACGACTACCAAAGCAGAACATGAGGCTGCATATCAAGCTACGCTAGATGCTAATACTGCTGCAAGGCATCGTGCTACACGAGATAGTAAACTTGCAGAAACAGATTTTTATGCGCTGTCTGATGTAACAATGTCAGATGCAATGGCTACATACAGACAAGCATTACGTGATCTACCTGATCACAGCAACTGGCCTAATCTACAAGATTCAGATTGGCCTACAAAACCATAACATAGAAGGAGAATGGTAAAATGGGAAAAGATAAAAAGACCCCAATCACTATAAACGACAAAGAGTATATCATAGAGGATATGACTCAAGAACAACAAACAATGGTAAATCATATTGTTGATTTAGAAAGAAAGATTAACGCATCAAAATTTAATCTAGACCAACTACGTGTAGGTAGAGATGCATTTGCAAATATTTTATCTGCTAAATTAGCAGAAGAAGAAAAAGAAGCAGCTTGACATTCTAGCATTTATGAGTTAAACTATGTCAGACATTAAACTTACCACAGAAGAACTGGAAGATATGCTAGACAAAGCAGCTAGGCGTGGGGCTAAAGAAGCCCTACGTTCTATCGGTCTACTTGATGATGATGCTCAAAAAGATATTATAGAAATGAGAAGTTTACTAGAGGCATGGCGTGATACACGTAAATCTATCTGGTCAACTGTAGTTAAATTAGCCACTGTCGCACTGCTGACATTTATTGCAGGTGCAGTGTGGATGACAATGGGTAAGTAAGGAAGAAAATATGGCAGAATCTAGTGGTTATAGAGAAGTAGATAGTTACACAACGGCTGATGGCACAAGATATGTTGCTAAAGCTAGTAATAAAAGAACTCAAATTATTAAAATAGACCCTGAAGGTAAAAAAACTTATGTATCTATAAATTCAAAAAAAGGCTCTAGAGGCTCAAATGCAAATAGGGTTGCAAAAGAGTTTGATCAACTTAAAAAAAGTTTAGAACCTACACAGGAAAAGCAATCTAGTGTTAGTACAAATACTGCTTCAGCAACAGATTCATATGTAGGTCAAGCAGGTGGTTCAAGTACAACACCTAGTTTAAACGAGCAAACAGAACAAATGCAGACTTTAATTAAAAGAGTTGACTTAGGTACTGATCCTATATCAGGTAGACAACGGTATCAATATCTTGTTGGTAAAGGTGTGGGAAACGATATTGAATGGAAAAGAACAGAGGTTTCTTATAGTCAAGCTGCAGCACAAAAAGCAGCACAAGACTTAGGTAATAAAAACTGGAATTTAAAAAAACATACCTCTGTAGAAGAATATCTTCAAAATCAAGTGGAGGGTATTCTTTCTGATAGCAATACTATTAACTCTGATGAAGTTGTTAATGTTATTTACGATGATGGCTATCGTGCTGTAACTAGAGATGGTCAGATGGGGCCACGTAGAAATACACAAGAAGAAGCTATTGCCGCTACTGAAAAACACTTTGGATTAAACAATAAAGTTGCTGAGACTGCAGAACAACGTGCTGAACTACTTGAACTAGCCACTAAAGCAAAACACTTTGGTGGTACTTCAGTTAATATGAACCAATTAACTAATATAATCAATCAAGCTATACCTGAAGCAGGACGTAATGAAGCTTTTAATATTGCAAGTAGTATTCGCCCTGCTGTAGGTATTAGCAATGGTAAAGTATATACATCATATGGTAAAGATATTGACATTGTACTTGAAGAGTACCCAAATACAGATGACTATAAATTTAGCCTTATATCACCTGAAGGCGTAAAACTAACCCAGACATCACTTGACCCTAAAGACATTATTTCGTTTGGTCTAGACGTAAATAAAGTCAAAGGTGTTATGGATCAGTACAAGCAAATAAAACCTGATGGTGTACTTCCTGGCAATGCACATATCTTACACGAGACTTTAAATAATAACCTATCAGGTAGTGACTTTTTAAAAAGATTACAAGAACAGTCTATGATTTCTGGTGGTGGCACTATTTCTACAGATGGTGGACCTGAAAGAACTATTACTCAAGAAAAAACTGGACAATATAAAGGTTTTAGTTTTTATGAAGGGCAGGAAGATCAGTTTTTACAGTCTACTTATAAAGGCATTGATAACGCAATAACAGGTGCTTTACTATATGGTGTTATTACAGATACACAAGACTATCGTCCTAGCTACACCCCAGAGTCTTACCTACAAACACTAAACCAAGCTTATGGTACTCCTAACAATAATATTACTTTTGGTCAAGATGGACTACAGTATACATTTGCTGATGGTACAAGTGCAACATGGGGTCAGCAGCTTGGTAACTTAGATGCATTAAGTGCAATGATAGGTCTTACACCTACTACAGGAAGACAAGGTGCTATATTTGTAGAGGCACAACAGTTTGGAAATGCTGAAGAATACAGTGCATTTAAACGTACTCAAGAGCAAACAGAAGAAACTATGACTCCTGCTGTAACTACCCCTACAGATACAGATACTGGTATAGATACTGGTACAGACACTACTACGGATACTACTACTGATGGAGATGATGACGATACTGGTACTACTTACATTGGTGCTCCTACAGATGAAGGTGGTACACCTACTGCTGTTGATCCAGGAAACGGTACAGGAACAGGTACAGGGACAGGAACAGGTACAGGGACAGGAACTATTATAGGGGGCGGTACTACTTACGGTCAACAACCTATTACAGGCACTTTTGGTACAACCCTGCAAACTTCAGGACTATCTGCCGTACCTACATTTAATTATAATCAACCTGTACAACAACAAGCAGGATTTACTCAACAACAACTAACCTCAACTATGCCAGGTATGGGGGGTAGTTCTATAGGAGTACAAACAGTGCAGTATTCAAATCAGTTTGGGCAGAGTATCTCTGTAACTGAAAATAACGGACAGCCTATCACTTATGTACCACCAGGCTATAGTAAAACTAGGGGTGCTGCACAAGGTGGTATGATGCATAATGGCTATGCTTCAGGTGGTATGTCACAGGATACTATGCTAGAAGCTAAGTATCGTATTGCTACTATGAATGGTTACAGAGGTCCAAAAACTAACCCTTCACTAGATGCTTTTGCTAATGCTAGTGAGGGTATGAAACGTAAGTTTAATGCCATTGGTACGATAATGGCTAACAAAGGTGGTTATATAAAAGGTTTTTTTCCAGGTGGTGATGTAGGTACGGCTACTACTTCTTTAGAAGATTTTTCTGGTATGCAACAAAATTTAATTGATCAGACTATGCAACCACAACAGTCTGCTGTAGATCTTATTCAGCCTACTGAAGAAGACTTTATTTCTACAGGAGCAGGTCAAGCAGGTGAAACATCACCTTATGCTGAAGCTGCAACGGTAGGTACAGTGCAGCAAGCTGGTATGCCTACCATTACAGATGCTAGTACAATAACTCCTACTACTATAGGAGGTGCAGTACAAGGCGTAACTTCAGGTATGCAACCTGTAACAGGTACTGTGTCAGATCAAGCTCAGGTTACTGCTGAACAACAGACTACCTCTGCTGTATCAGATTTAAAAGCACAGCAAGGTACAGCCATTATGATGGACAACCCTGTACAAAGGGAAATCCAAGATGGTGAGCTTATCTCTGGTGCAGCTAATGCAGAAAAAGCTGCAGAGTTTGCTGAACAGATTGAAGCAGCTACAGCAGAACCATCTGCTAAGGCCACTGTTCAAGGTCAACTAGAAGGTCTTATGGCTCAGTTTGAAGGTGGTAAGACACCACCGTGGGCTGCAGGATCAATGAGAGCAGCAATGGCTACGATGTCTGCTCGTGGTCTAGGTGCATCTAGTATGGCAGGACAGGCTATCATACAAGCTGCTATGGAAGCTGCACTACCCATTGCTCAAGCAGATGCAGGTATACAGGCACAGTTTGAATCTCAAAACTTGTCTAACCGTCAACAACGTGCTATACTTGCAGCACAACAACGTGCCGCATTTATAGGTCAAGAGTTTGATCAGGCATTTGAAGCTCGTGTAAAAAATTCTGCACGTATTGGTGATATTGCCAACATGAACTTTACTGCAGAACAAAACATAGCACTTGAAAACTCTCGTGCAGTTAATACAATGGAATTAGCTAATCTATCTAATAGACAAGCAATGGTTATTGCTGAAGCATCTGCGTTAGCAAACATGGATTTGTCTAACCTAAACAATCGTCAACAAGCTGCAGTACAAAATGCTCAAAACTTTTTGCAGATGGATATGACAAACTTAGGATTTGAACAGCAAGCTGCTATGTTTAAAGCACAACAACAAATTCAAGCTTTGTTTACTGATCAAGCTGCTGAAAATGCTGCTGCGCAATTTAATGCGTCAAGCGAGAACCAGACTGATCAGTTTTTTGCAGGGTTAACTTCTCAAGTATCACAGTTTAATGCATCACAACAAAACGCTATGGATCAATTTAATGTAAACAGTATTAATGCTTTACGTGAGTTTAATTCTAATTTACAACAACAGCGTGATTTGTTTAACGCACAAAATGGATTAGTTATTGCTCAAGCTAATGCACAGTGGAGACAAAATATAGCCACACTTAACACTGCTGCGCAAAATGAAAGTAATATGGACTTTGCTAAAACTATAAATGCTCTTACCTCTACTAACCTTGATCAGATTTGGCAACGTGAACGAGATATCATGTCGTTTGCATTTAGTGCTCAACAAGCGGCACTTGACAGATCTTTAAATCTTTTATTAGGTGATAAAAAAATAGAACAGGTAGAAAAAGAACTTTCAGAAAGAAAAGATATTGCAGCTACAGATTTAGCATTTAGATTCTTTTTTGGATCAGATCCAAACGGTCTTTTTGGTGGAATATTTAATAATAAAAAAGGAATTTAATTATGAGTGCGTGGAATTATGGACCTAGTACAATGTCTCTAATTGCTGCTTTGCAATCAGGGGGTCTAGAGGCATCTAAAGCTATCAAAAGTGCTTCAGACGAGAGAAGAACTAAAGCAAGTCCTTTAGTAGAAAGACTAGGGGAAAAAATTGAAGAGCCTGTTTCTCTTCAAGAAAAAATTCTTAAAAGGTATGAAAAAGTCTCTGAAGATAATAAAGCCTTAAAAGAGAAAGTTAAAAATATTAGTTTTGAAAAAGATGTTAAAAATAAAGATTTAGGGGAAACACCTATATTTTCTAAAAGTTCTGGTGTTACTGTAGACAAAGCTTACGAAACTTCTTTTAAATTAATGGACGATTTAAAATCAGAATTCGGTATGACTGATGAACAGGCTGCAGGAGTTGTTGGAAATCTTTGGCATGAAACAGGTGGTTTTGAATTTATGCAAGAACTTAAACCTACCGTTAAAGGGTCTAAGGGTGGTTTAGCTTTTGCACAATGGACAGGGGATAGAAGGGATACCTTTGAACAACTATTAACAGATCTTGGAAATTTATCTGCAGATAATTATGAAGCTAACTTTGCAATGATTACAAAAGAGTTTGATACAACAGAAAAAAGTGCTTTAAATAAAATTTTAAATACTGATACAGTAGTAGATGCTGCAAAAGCTACTTCTAACCATTATTTAAGACCTGGAAAACCTCAGTTAAGCAAGAGAATTTCTGCTGCAAAAGATATTTTACAAAGATACAATGAAGACAGGAGCCTTAAATAATGAGAACTTTTGATGCACCAATTCCAGGTCAGTCTCTAACTGACACTCCGAAGAATGCTCCATATGAAAGACCGCCAGAAATAGTTGATCCTATGGAGGCAATAGATGCACACATAGATAATTTAAATAAAGATGGTGCTATGGAAGATGTACTATACTTTCTAGAAATGGGAGTGGACTTACAGACTATGGTTCAAGGTATTTTACGTAGTGGTGTTGTTGCAGGTATCCACTCAATAGATGTAAGCTTAATTATTGCACCTATAATTCACGAGTACATCAAAGGGTTTGCAGAGGCTGTTGATTTAGAGTTTGATGAAGGCTTTGAAAATAAAGAAGCTAAAGAGGTTATTACCTATCAAAGAGATGTAGCCCGTGCTAAGAAAATGTTAGCTAAGATAAAAGAAGAACGAGGTATGGCACCTATGCCAGAACCTGAAATGGAAATGGAACCAGAGATGGAGCCAGAAAAACCTGAGATGGTAGAAGAAGAGCCAGTTAAAACTGGACTAATGGCGAGGGTATAATCATGGCGTTTAATCCAATAGGTATTAAAAATTGGTTAGAGAAAGCCGATGCAGCTAAAGCAAAAGAAGATGAACTTATTCGTATCAGAGAGGATGCTCTTCTAGATCTTTATATAAGAAGTGGAGGGTCTGGTGGTACTGGTAAATCCAAAGATACAGTAACAGCAGCAGAGTCTGCATTAAAACTGCAGCAACGTATTAATGACTCTGGCATTGAAGACAAAGATACTTTAAACTACTTAAACAACATCTTAGAAGATCCGTATGCTGCTAAAGATGTTTTAGATTTTATTGAAGATCAAGCTACTAACTACGATAGGGTTATTAATCTACGGGATTTACCTACGATGGTTAGTATCGTTCAGGCACCTACATCAGTTCAAGATAAAATTGATTTGTTTAAAGAATTTGATGTTGTCGATCTTACAAACAAAGAAGAGTATTACAAGTTAGCAAAAAAAATTACAGATATGACCACTAAAGGTGGTCGTACTGTGTTTGTTGATATACAACCAGAAACTATACAAAAAACTGATTTTGCAGATAGAGAAAAACAATTTGAGGGCGTATTACAAAATGTAGTTCGTACTGCTCGTGCAGGTTTGGAAAACGATCCTGATCGAGTAAGTACACAAAATGCTTTAAATAACTTAACCAGTAGTGATCCAGGAACTAAAGCTGATGCTAGAGATTATCTACTATCTAGGTTTATAACACCTGAGTTTATTGGAAGTCTTGAGGCAGAAAACCCATCTGCTTATCGTGGTCTGTCTGAAAATTATATAGTTAAACCTTATTTAAAATTTTCTGAAACTACTACAACTGAAAATTCAACTACTAGGCCAAAACCTACATCACAGGCAATAGCGGCATTACAAAATAATCCAACTGAACAAATGATAAGAGATTTTAATAATTTTTACGGACCTAATGCAGCAGATCAATATCTTGACTAGGAAAATACATGGCTAACTTTTTTGAGCAGTTTCACGAAGAGAAGGAAGTACCCCAAGAAGAAAACTTTTTTTCTCAGTTTCATACTGCACCCACACTTGATCTTCCTGAGCCAGGAACTTATTCAGAAAATGATATGGTAGAAAGTGATTCAGCATTTTCTATTGTAGAAAATTATATGATTGACCGCTATGGATTACAGTCTATAGAGGGTCAAAGTCGTGCAAAAATTGTAGATGATTATTTAGATAATAGACGTGGTGTAGCAGGTGGTAATACTGTACGTGGTTTGTCTGAAATGGATTACCTAAATGATATAGAAGATGACGAAGACAAGATGGCTCGTGCACATGCTGCTGCAGCTTTGTATGAAAACATGGCAGGTTTATACACTAGAGAAACCACACTTGGTGAAAAAGTTCGTGGTACAGTAGATTTTATACGTCAAGGTATTCTTGATCCATTAAACATAGTAGGTGGACTTGTAGGTAAATTTGTTGGTGGTGGTGCTATAAGAGTAGGTACTAACGTTGCTAAGAAAAAAGCACTGCAAAAGATGGCTGAGAAACAAGCTACAGGTGCTAGTGCTAAAGCTGTTTCACAAACTGGTAAAAAAGTTTTTGTTAAGGCAATAGATGAAGCAGGTAAAGCTACTACTAACCAAGTTAAAAACTACTCAGCCCAACTACTATCATCTCGTGGTCTTAAGCGTCTAGCACAAAAAGGAGCACTTGCTGAGATTGCTACAACTGCTAGTATTGATGCTGTAGTAAACGTTGGTATGGAATATCTATATCAAAATGGTTTGATAGAGTTAGGTGTTCGTGACGATTACGATAAGTTTGCTATGGGTATTGCTGCTGTAGGTGCAGTTGGAATAGGTGGTATTCAAGCAGGTAAGGTTATGCTTAGAGGTGAGTCTAAGGTAGCTGCACCATCTGTATCTGTAACTCAGCCAGAAGCTAAAGATGTAATGAAAACTTTGTCTGAGTCTATACGAGATTATGTAAACTCAGTAGTACCTAAAAGTGGTACTTGGACTAAAAAGGTAAAAGGTGGTGTAGAACTTAAAGATCTTGACACAGACTTTTTTGTAGATTTACTTCTTGGTCATGTAGACGATGAGGGTAATGTTGTTCTTAAAGGTCTAGCTCAGATTGCACAAGAACGTGGGCTTGTATATATTTCAAGAGGAGAAGGCGACCTTTATAGTAATTAAACAATCAGATCCAAAAGATATAAAGACTTTTATCAAAGCTTTTGAAAAGTCTACTGGTAATAAACTTAAAGAAGCTAAAACTCTTACGATAGAAGACTTTGCTAATACTTTTGCACTTAAAATGAATGCCTCTGCCAGAGTTCTTAATGCAGCATCTCAAGGTTCAAAGTTAAATGGTACATCAATTAAAGATGTACAAATAGCTGAGATGATAGACACAGCTTTAGATCTAGGATTTTTAAAAGGTGATAAAACTAAAGCAGAAGGTTTATCAGAAAAACTTCCAGACTTTATTCGTAATAATCAAAATAGATTGATTAGGTTACTTGTATCTAACCCATCAACCAGTGCTCTTAACATGATTGGTTGGGGTGCTAATGCAGGTATTAATACAGTATCTGATATGGCTCTAATGACTCTTCATGCAGGTAGAGGAACATTAGCTAAAGCCATTGGTATGGAACAAGCAGGGGAAAAATCATACAAAATTGCAAGAAGTATACTTGACTCTAATTATTTTCGTATGAGGTTATTACTAGATCCTGACATGACTCATGCAGCATTTGAGTCAGCTTTAACTAGAAACTCAAAAGCATTACAAACACTTGCAAGCACTCTTCCAGGTGGTATTGATAATGTAACTAAACTTGTTACGGATGGTAAGTTTACACCTAATCAAAAACTTGTTGGGCAAAAAGCAGAAGATGCTGTAGACCTTATTCAAACATTATCATTTGTTAAAGCTCAAGATAACTTTACTAAGTCTCAGGAGTTTATCTTTCAAATGGATAAACAGTTAAGACTTGTAACTGGTAAAGGTTGGTCAGAGTTTTACAACTGGGAAGATGCTGCCAAGTTTATGTCTACTAAAGCTTATACAGAAATAGAAACAAAAGCTGTTAGTAGAACCCTAGAAAATATTTTTTCTAAATCCTATAAAGGCTCAGGACTTGTTGGTGAAGTTGCGGCTGTGATTGAAGATGCAAGAAATATTCCTGGAATTGGTCTGCTCATACCTTTTGGTAGATTTTTTAATAATACAGTAGATTTTGGATTACAAGCATCTGGACTTGCTATTGCAGGTAAAGCTGCAGGTAAGTATTCAGATAAAGAATACGGAGAACTCTTTACCAAATTTGCTGTATCTTGGAGCCTTGCTTCACTTATGGTACAGCAGGAAAGAGAAGATAGAAAAGCTGGACTTGGTTTGTATCAATCATCTGTTGGCGGTGAAGTTGTTACTAGGCAGTATGACTATCCTGTTTCAGCATTTAAAGCTGCAGCAAGGGTGGCTTCATATTGGATGGATGGAGAAGAGCCACCTGCTGAACTACTTCAACAAGTTGCACGAGATTTTACTTTACAAGGACTTCTTAGAAACCTAGATAAAACTCAACAAGATGTTACTGGAATTTTCTTTTATATGTTTCAAGGAGATATGAAAGAATCTTGGAGAGCCTTTGGTAAATCTTTTGGTGGTATAGGTTCTCAAGTTATATCTTCAGGAACACGTTTTATAGAACCTGTAAATACACTTGCAGGTATTGCAAGCGGTCAACAAGCTAGACCTATTGATCGTTATCAGGGGAATAAGTTTTATAATGACTCTACTCGTTATGTAGATAATATTTTACCTTTGTTTCTCGGAGAGTCAATAAGAGGAGAAACACTTAAACAGGCAGCCATAGGTGAAGCTGACATTACGTCTACAAAAACATTAGGTGTAAGACCAATCAGACTTACTGATACCCAACGTGTAATGAATATGTTAGGTTACGACACTTTTAGTTTAAACGCTGCAAGAAAAATTAGAATGCAAGCACCAGAAGCTGCTAACGAATATAATGGCATACTATTCGATATTATTGAAGCTAAATCTTCAGCTCTTATGGATAGTAAAGCTTTTAGAAATATGCCACTTGAAAGACAAAGGCTTTATTGGAAAAAAGAAATATTACCTGAAGCTAAAGAGTTAGCTAAAAGTTTTTTATATTTACAATACTCAGGTCCACTTGATACAATTGATTTGCAGTATGAACTGTCCAGTAAATATAATAATAAAAAAATTGACGATGCTGTAGAAGAATTAAACTTTGATGGTGATATAGGAGATATGACTAGAGCTGAACTCTATGTATTAAAAGAATATCTTTCAACAGTAGAGCAGATAGAGATGCTCAAAATTCCTGCGGAGGTTGGGGCAAAACAATACGGAAAATAAACAAAAGGGGGCTAAACGCCCCCTCTTTTTTTATGTATCATCTTCTAACATATAATCTGCCCAATCAAAAGATGCTTTCTTAATTTCCTCCATTCGCCAAGTTTGTCTACCTGCCGCAATGAAACCACCCATAGCTTGACCTGCTAGATATAAACGAGGTGTTAATTCTTTTACACTAGCAGGTTTACGTTTTTGTCGAGCAAACTTTTTAGCTTCTTCTTCGAGACTCTTTGTCAAGTACTTGCTCCTTGTTTTTGAAGTAGGCTTTGTTAAAGCCAAACTCCCAGTCCCTATGCTCTTTAGTATTTTGAACGTAGGGATTACTTAAGTTTCCTGTTAGGAAACCTTTATAACCTTGATTAAAAGGTTTAGCTACTTTCGCTTTTGTAGTTGGATTAGTGCGTCTAGATACCATTGTGCTTTCTCCAAATCTTGAACACCATTTTTATATCTCCAACGGTGAAGATACTTTGCAACATTACCTCTGTAATAACCTATCAACTCTTCATCTGTTAAAAAGTCTTCTATATATTTAATACACTCTATTGTGCCTTGACCGTAGTGTTGAGGCTTTTTTACAGGATCATACTCAGTATCATCAGAATTTATCATAAGTTTATTAACTCCGCTTCTTGATATGGAATGTGAAAGAATGTTTCACCTTTTGGGATTCTCCTACCGACAGCAACCTTGAGTGTATCATCTGTCATAAGAGTATCTTTTATACGCCATGCTTTGTCCATAAATTTATTTAAGACGTAAAAGTTTAACACTCCGTTTTGATCTTTATATTTTTCAACAAGTCTTCTTTTTCTTCCTGGGATTCTAATCTCAGCCCAGTGCTCAGGCCATTCATCTTTCCAAGATGACTTAACTTCTACTTCGTTAAAATAGGTAAACCCATCTTTAGTAGAAACTATATCAGCGTCAAAAGTTTCTTTGTCTTTAACAATGGTGTGACCTTTTGATATTAGATAATCTGATAAAGTTTTCTTCGATGGTTCATCTACCAGATCGTAAATGTCTTTTCTAAAAGGTCTAACGTGAACTTGCATACTATGCTCCTATATCTACTATTTCACAAACGTCACCAGTACAAGCAAAGGTCTGGCTGCTCGCAGTAGTGTCTTCTTTTTCATACTCTGAAAGCTTTGCCCAGTCAATACTTTTTGGCATTATTTTTGATAATTTTTTATAATCGTC